AGTCACTACAACCAGGGCGGCACTGGCGCTGTTGACCGCACTACGGCGTCAAAGCTGCAAGAGTCGGTGTCGGTACTCGATTTCGGGGCTGATCCGACGGGCAGTTCGGACTCGACCACGGCGTTTACCAATGCCATCACAGCTAGCAAATCGGTCGTTGTTCCACCTGGAACGTATGCCGTCACCAGTGTCACAACAACCGGTAAAACCGTAACCATTTCTGGTTATGGCGCAACCGTGGTTTCGACCAATTCTACTGGGGCGTTATACAAGACAGACCACGCCACAAAGCTGACTGTATTGGGTCTAACGTTCAATTTGTCTGGCTCAGGCATTGGNATCAACTTCAATGCAACTCCATCTGGATCGGCCGCCGATGAGCTGGAAGTGAAAGATTGCACGTTTAATAACACAGGCTCCGGTTACTCGATCAACGACGTTGGCGGTAGAGAACACCGTTTTGCCTTTTCCACGTTCAATGGTGGGTCAGGATTTTATTTCAGCCAAAGCGTCTCGCCGTTTATTACAAACTGCATATTTATCGGCGCTTCCTATGCAGGCAATGGCATCCTTTATCAAGGCACTGGCACGGGATACGACGCAGGTCTGGTCGTGCGCGATTGCGAAATTATGGGATTCAACAACGGCATTAAAGTTGTTGGAACGCAATGGTTTATGCTTGAAGGNTCAACGGTTGACTACAACAACAATTCAATCACGTTGGGCGGTCAATTGGGCGCTAACATTTCCAACAACTACATCGGATCGTTGGGCGCAAGCACGGCGCTTTTGTTGACTTATGACGGCACCGTAACCAGTCAGCCATCGTTTACGTCTGATGTGTGCATTGTAAACAACACGTTCACAGGCCATTACACGGGCGGCAATACTTACGATTGCATCACGTTGAATGGATCAACGCCGCCGCAATACACAATCATTGAATCCAACATTTTTGATTACTACACACGCTACGGAATCAATTTCACGGTTGTTGGCGACTTGTTAATCACGAACAATAAATTCGCGCAAAGGACGTCCTTTGGCGTTTCGGCTATCTACAACGCAAGCGGATCTGGCGATAGCGGCGTCAGGATTACGCAAAACCAGTTTGCAAATTCGCAAACCGTTTCTGCAATGAACGTCACTTTCGCCAACGTCCAAGGAAATATTGGTTGCGCGACAGAGGTGAAAGGTCAAGGAATTATCGGCGTTGGATCAGGCACGGTGTCTGTAACGCTGTCGCCAAGCCTTAATTACACGCCTACAACTGCTGACGTTGTTTTGACGCCAATCAATTCTCCAGCAGCCGTTGCAATCCCGTATGTGCAATCAGTTTCGGCAACGACGTTGGTCATAAACACCGTAAACGTTGTCGCGGGTTCTAACGCGGGCATTTCATACCAAATTAGACGGTCAATCTAAGGCATAACCCATGACAGCCTCATACAACCTATTGCCATGATCCACGCCGACTTCAACACCGTCCTCGAGGCGGGTGACCCCGAGGAGCTGACGCAGTTGGAACTGGCCCAGAAGGTCGGCGACGCGCTCAACAAGGCGTANCCGAATCACCGGAAGGAAACATTATGACCTTCGTCCTCCTCGCCACGGTCGCGATCTTGCTGATCGGCGACTGGTTACTCAACGACGANAANTTNNGNCCCCGCCACTAGGAGATTTCAATGGAAGCCCTCTTGTACCTCTTTATCGCCCTCGTCCTCGTTGCGGGTGGTGCTGTTCTCTGGGAAAAGCTCGGTGCCAAAGCCACCGCCGAAGCAAACGCCGTCAAGGCCGCCGCGGACGCCGTAAAAAGCGACATCGGGAAACTGTGACATGGAAGGGTCAGTCAATGAAAAGGTTGCCGACGGCGCAGCCCTGACCGCGTGGATAGGTTGGTTCTTCAGTCACTTAACCGCAGCAAACGAAGTGCTACAGTTCATCGTGCTGTGTATCGCTCTGGTTTCCGGCACCTACGCCCTGTTGTTCCATCGTAAACGACTGAAGGCCATGGAATGAGCGCGGAGTTGGACATCGCCTTACCGCGAGTCAAGTCGGCAGAGGGTTTCCGGCCCTCTGTCTACCTCGATACCGTCGGCGTCCAGACCATCGGCTACGGCTGCGCCCTGCAAGACTGGCCCGAACCCTTCGCCAGCGCCGTCGCCAAGATCCAGCTCGAGCAAGCCGAGACCGAGTGCGCCTCGATCGCCGGCTACCTCGACCTCGACCCCACCCGGCGCTCCGTCCTCATCGAAATGATGTTCAACCTCGGCCCCACCCGGTTGAGCGGCTTCCACGACCTCTTGCGGGCCATCCGTGACAAGGACTACACCGCGGCCAAGGAAGCCATGCTCGACAGCAAGTGGGCCATGCAGGTGAAGGGCCGAGCCGTCCGCTTGGCGACCATCATGGAAACAGGAGTCGATCCGCAATGAACAAGCTCAAAGCGTTGGCGCTCTACGCCATCGACCGGGGCAAGGAGCCCTCGAGCTGGGCCGGCGTCGCCGCCATGCTCTCACTTGCCCACCACAGCCTCACTTCGGAGCAAGCGGCCAATCTCGCCCTGGTGGGCGTCATGGTCGCCGGCGCCGCTGCCGTCATCGCCAAAGGATAGCGACATGATCCCCCAAACGATCCCGCTGCTCGGTCACACCATTCAAGTGTTCGTGGCCAAGCCGGGCGAGTGGGCCTTTGGGGAGGACTGCTGCGGGATCTGGTTGCCGACTTTGCATCAGATCCACATCAGCGGCGAGATCGACCAGTCGCTCCAGCTCCATACCTTCTTCCACGAGATGGTTCACGCCATCTTGGACATGATGAACCACAAGCTCGGCCGCAACGAGGTGTTTGTCGACACCTTGGCCGGGTTACTGCACCAGGCGCTGACCGGTGCTGTTTATCCGAAGCCCGCCCGAAAGCGGGTATCCAAGAAATGATGTGCGACGTCACCTCATAATTCCCGATGCCCAAATCAGGCCGGGATCCGATACCACCCACATAGACTGGGCCGCCGAAGCCATCGTCGAATACCGACCCGACGTCATCGTCGTGATCGGCGACTGGTGGGATCTGCCCAGCCTGTCCATGCACGACGCACCCGGCTCTAAAGAAGCCGAAGGGCGGCGGGTCATGCCCGACATCGAGGCCGGCAACGAAGCGTTCGACCGCCTCGTGAGGCCGATGGAAGACGAGCGGATGCGCCTCGCCAAAGGGCGGCGCAAGATGTGGAGCCCCGAGTGTCATTTTCTATTCGGGAATCACGAACACCGACTCACTCGGGCTATCTTTCGCGACCCCAAGTGGGAAGGGATCATCAGCCTCGATAGCCTCAAGACGCCGTGGTTTACCCGGCACGAGTTCCTAAAGATCGTTGAGATCGACGGGGTGAAGTACAGCCACTACTTCCCCAACCCCTATTCGGGGCGACCCATCGGCGGCACGATCGTCTCGCGCCTCAACAACATCGGCTCGAGCTTCGTCCAAGGCCACCAGCAGGGCTTCCTGTACGCCTCCAAGCAGTATCCGGATCACGTTAAGCACGGTCTGGTCTGCGGACGGTTCTACCTCGACAACGAACATTACCGACCCGCCGACGTCCAGAACTCCGAGTGGAACGGCATCGTCATCCTTAACGAAGTCGAGAACGGCACCTACGACCTGATGCCGCTCTCGATGACTTATCTCAGGCGCAAATATGGACAACGACCCCAAAGCGGACTACGGCGACCACGTCATGGTGCTGTCGAATCTGTACGCCTACCGGCAGCGGCCGTTGCCGCGGTTCGGTAAGTATTCCGTCGATGACAAGCTCGTCATCATTCACAAGCAGCTCGACGAGCTGTACGGCATGGTTGAGGTGATCAAATGCGCTTTAAACGACCTGTGGAAGATAGTCGACCCATCGAAATCCCCGACCCGATAAACGACCCCGAGCATTACCGCCAAGGCATGATCGACTGCATCACGGCCATCGAGGCGCAGCTCACCGCTGAGGAGTTTCGCGGCTACCTGAAAGGCAACATTGCCAAATACGTGTGGCGCGAACGCAAGAAGGGTGGGGGAGAGTCGCTGCGCAAGGCGCAGTGGTACCTGAACACCCTCTTGGACAAGACGCCGTGATCTGGCTCGCCCTGCTGCGTCGCTTCTGGTGGGCCGTCCCGTTGCTCGGCCTACTCGGCACGATCGGCGTTTTGCACCACGAACGGGACAGTGCCAGGGCGAAAGTGGTCGCGCTCGAGGACACCCTCAAGGCCATTCAAGCGGCCCACACCGCGGCCATTAAGGTCGCCACCACCGAAAAGGAAAACGCCGATGCCGCGTATACGTCGAGCAGCCATGCTGCTGCCCTGTTGGGCGATAGTCTGTCTCAGCGGGTGCGTGACTACGAAAACCGTCTACGTACCCGTCCCGTGCAAGACCCCGGTCAGCCTGTCGCAACCGTCGGAAGCGTTGCCCCTCCTGAAGCAGCTCGACCTGACGTTGAAGCCCTCCTCGGTGACGTTGTCGCCGCCTGTACCCGCGACGCTACCCGACTCCAAAATGCCGTGGACTGGGCCGCGACAGTAGCCCATGACAGCGCCCCAGTTACCCGTCCCTAAATGGGCTTCAGACGTCCTGAGACGGCTTGACGAGCTGCCGTCTATCCTTCGGCAGCAAGAGACGATCGGGCGGCTCCTGACGGTTATACGGGCGCTGACGGACGAGAAGGATGCGCTGATTAAGGCGCTGGCCGACAGCCGCAATCAATTGGCGGCGGCAAAGGCGGAGATCGACGAGCTGCAACAGGTCATTATCAAGCGTTTGTCCGGTAAACCCTGATGGGCCACGCCGTCCTACTGATCTTGTTCTCGCTGTGGTTTACCGACCATCCCCGAGCGGCACTCGTCGCGACGCTCGGGATAGGGTGGCATCTCAATCGGATCAGACGCCGGTTTCGGTAGCGCCCC